TTCACAGCCCTCTCAAGCTGTGAACTCCGTGTGTGTACACTGAGCTGTCGGGATTGTCTCGACAGAACATTTATTGTGTACGGCACCAGACCCAAAGGAGAGATAATGTCAGAAACGACGCAATCCTCTAACCCTTATGCCAGAACGGCTTCGGGAGAGAGACGTGCCACTCGAGTTAACGGAGAAACGGTTTTAACACCTATTTCTGTGACTCGTACTGGTACGAACACTACTAACGGCGTTAAAAACCCTAGGTGGACAGAGCAGGTACGACGTAGAGAACAAGCCGGTACGCCATTTGTTGGCGACCGCTTAGTTGCTACGACCCGTCCCTGCTTTATCGCACAGAGGATGTATAATGCTAATGGTAGTGCGTTGAATCCGACGGATGTCGAGTTCTGGGAGCACTCTGGGGCAACATTGCCCAACGTGCCTCCTGACCCTGCTTCCCTCTCTACAACACTGGCCGATAATCGGGCAAAGGTACAGGCTGTTCGCAAGATCCGAAAAGCACAAACCACTTTTAAGGGTGGCGTGTTCGTAGGAGAGCTTGCTCAATCTGTACGTTTGATCGCAGATAGAGCGAAACGGATAAAATTGGGCCTCCGCAAGTATGTCCTCGATCTTGTTTTACACAAGAAGAAGGCACGCAGGCGTGGGCGTCTAAAAGATAGATTGGATAATCATCCACCAAAGTTACTCGACTTCGCGTCTAATACATGGCTGGAATACCAGCTAGGATGGGCACCTCTGTTAGCAGATATCGACGCTGGAGCGCAAGCTCTCGCGGAGACGTCTGTTGGCATTGGTAATCCGACTAAGGTAATTAGAGCGGTAGGTGTGGACGAACAAGTCCTCACTAACTCTGCTTCTAATTTTCCCCAATCGGGCGCGCCCTACTTTGAAACCCGACTTGTCACCCGTTCAAAGGTGTCGGTTAGGTACATTGCATGTATCGATGTAGGCATTAATAGCATGGGTAATAATCAGCGGATCGGCTTTTCGCCGGACCATTGGTTGCCCACGCTTTGGGAATTGATGCCTTATTCGTTTGTGATTGATTACTTTTCCAATATTGGACATGTAATCGATGCAGCCTCTATGGTTAAATCGCAAGTGCGATGGATGTTACTCACCGTTCGACGAGAGAGATCGGCAGCATACGAAAGTATGACTCCGTTCTATTCAGACATCGGCGGGAAGAAACACCAACCTTTAGGCCACATCCCCGGTAAAAGCGAGATCAGACGTTGCAAGGTAATAAGGTCCCCTTACACAGGGTCCTTAACGCCTACTCTGGAATTCTCATTCCCGAGTTACTCCACCCAGGTAGCCAATGTTGGCTTCTTGGTCTGGAGTAGGAGAGCGTTAAAGTCTTACTTTACGTAGTTTCTACGTAATACCCCTTACGGATTTCCCGTAGGGGCAACCATTGACCGACATGGCCCTAAAAAGACGGTGTCGGTCACTGACCGACAAGGACTTTTCCATGTCAATTGCTCCAAGTTCCCCCGTTACTGGGGGTGCACAAACCTCGTTTACGTCTCCGACGTACACGTTGGTAAGTGACAATGCGGCACCAAATGCTAATAGTGTACAATGGGCTGTCTCCGCCATTGGCGGTACACAGGCCGGAGTTACTACGCATACGGTGTCGTCTCCTTTCACCTTAACCGTGGAGCGTCCTGCAAACTTTCGTTTGCTTGGTACGCCAAACCCGGTGACCGGTGTGATAAGTAATGTGCCTTACAATATCTACAAGATTCGCGTCCGAAAGGGCGTGACTCCTGCTAGTGGGCAATCACCACGTGTCGCTTTGGCGGAACTCTTTCTCAAGATTCCCGCTGGGGCTGATTCGTATGATGCTGCCAATATTAAGGCAATGTGCTCGCTTGCGATCGGCTCTATCTGGGCCGAATCCGCAGACGTAGGGCAGGCTATGCAGGACGGGTTGATCTAATGCTTAGATCGATCCTATTCTGTTGTCTGTTCCTTTGTCTCATCGTGGTGCTCAGTGGCTGCTCGAACCCTCTCTATCGCATAAAATGCGACGGAGAAGTGGAGAGCCCGCCGAGCCTCACGGCGACGCGGACACTGGGATGTAAATCTCCCGGGGTGTAATAACCCCTTACTTAACTTTAAAAGGAAGTAGTCATGGATATCTGTGCTCGCTCTTTATTAAAGGCCCTCAACAAAGACTGGTCTGAAGCTAGGCTCTCGTATCGTGAGAAGGATAAAAACTTCTTATATTCGGGAATACCTGGTGACGGACCATACGCTTACGAACGTTTTGCCATTCGTCAACTGAAGGCGTCCATCTTCAAGAAGTTCGAAGATGAGATTGACCTAAAAGCGACGACGGACACCGCGTTCGAGAAATTCACCGCTAGCAATGTTGCTTGCGGCAGTTGGGCGTTGGATTCGAACCGCTCCATGGAAGATGACCTATTGCTATCCCTCACAAGGGAGAAGCTCTATAAGTTTTTCATGGAACCTAGCGGTAGCATCTTGTCCGATCCTAACGAACTGTTTCATCAAGGTTCGTTCGGGCCGGGTGCTTCAGTAGGTGCGAACGGTACCGACTTTTATACAAAGGTCGGCGCCGGCGTACTTACTGCTACGAATCCGTCTCTGTTTCGTGTTTACGACCACTGCGTACAAAACGTTCCAAACTGGAATCAAGCCGAAAAGGCGAGGTTCTCAGAATTTGGTGACGTCAAGGTAGTGGAAGGGAACAGGTTATGTTTCGTACCAAAGAATGTTAACACAGCCCGAGCGATCTGCGTAGAGCCCTCACTGAATATGTTCTTTCAGCAGGGGATCCGCGCAATCCTGGAAGGAAGGTTACGGTCGGTATTTAATATCGACTTAGCCAACCAACAGGAGGTCAATCGGGAGCTAGCCAGGATAGGGAGCAAGGACGACAGTCTATGTACTATAGACTTAGCCTCTGCTTCTGATTCCATGGCCTTGTCGATGATGCAGTACATGCTACCACCTGATGTTTTCAAGGTGTTAGTGTGGTGTAGATCATCGGCAGCCACCTATACCCGCACTGACCCTAAAGGTCAGGCATGGGAAGGGTGGACGCAGCTAAGGATGCTGTCGACTATGGGGAATGCATTTACGTTCCCCTTACAGACGATCCTGTTCGCTTGTGTTATCTCTGCTGTATATACTGCTCAAGAAATTGAGTTAGTAAAATACCAATCTGGCCTTTTCAAGAAGCTAGAGGGTAAACTGAGGAGGGTATGTGATTATCACCTTCCAAACTTCGGCGTGTTCGGTGACGACATCATTGTCGAAAAACAGGCGTACCGTCAAACAGTACGTCTGCTGAAC